AAGCGGCTAGGCCCAGGACGCCGTACAAAGCGGTTACGGCGACCAGGGGGAAAGTGGTCCGTGCGGAACCGATCAGCGCGCTCTACGAGCAAGGCAAGGTACGGCATGTTGGGTATCTCCGGGCGCTTGAGGATGAACTTGCTGCGTTTTCGACTGCGGGATATACGGGCCAGGGGAGCCCGAACCGAGCTGATGCGGCTATATGGGCGCTTACTGAAATCTTCCCAGGTGTTGTCGCTCCGCGCCGAGAGCTTAAAAAACGTGTCTATGACCCGGTAGGGTGGCAAGCATGAGCGAGGATGTAAGCCTTCAAGGCCTATCCATTCCAGAGCAGGCGGTAAAGTTTTTGCGCCGCGCAACGGATATGGAGGCGCAGAATCGTCAATCTGCTTTGGACGATCTTCGATTTGCGTATGGAGATCAATGGCCGGCGCAGATGCAAAATGCGAGGCATTTGGAGTCTCGGCCGTGGTTTGTGATTAACGAAACGGACGCGTTTATCCGACAGATTTGCAATCAACAACGGCAGCAGCGTCCGAGGATAAAAGTGCATGGGGTCAACACCCGGGCTGATTCCAAAATTGCCGAGGTGATTACGGGGATATGCCGACACATTGAAGAATTGAGCGATGCGGATAACGCTTACGATACTGCTTTTGAGTTTGCTGTGCGCATGGGTTGGGGTTATTGGCGCCTCTCTGCGGATTACGTTAGCCCGAAGAGTTTTGATCAGGATATACGTATTGATACCGTACCTAATCCTTTTTCCGTTTATTTTGATCCTGATAGCCACATGCCTGATGGTAGCGATGCGAAATATTGCATCATTACCGACATGATGCCCAAGGAAGAATTTATCCGTTTGTATCCCGATGCCGAGTTGGACAATTTTAGTGTCCGAGCTGCCGGGGATAACACAAGTGAATGGATGAACAAATATAACGTGCGGGTGGCCGAGTTTTACCGCGCGGAAATGAAGAAGTCTCGGTTGTACAGGCTGTCGGATGGTAGCGTGAAATGGGCTGATGAGATGCCTGACGCTGCCATTCTTGATGCGGTTGGGGTCAAGGTCCAAGGCGACCGGATGAGCTATAAACGCCAGATTAAATGGCACAAGGTAACGGCTACGCAGGTGCTCGAGGAACGCGAGATACCTGGAATTTATATTCCGGTGGTGCCGGTTTATGGTGCCAATTTGCAGGTCGATGGCCGTGTGCGTCGATTTGGGGTAACGCGCGCCGCTAAAGATCCGCAGCGAATGCTCAATTTCTGGCAGACGGCAATAACGGAGCTGATAGCGCTTGCGCCCAAGGCAAAGTGGATTATGGCCGAGGGGCAAGACGAAGGCCACGAAAACGAGTGGAACCAGGCCAATGTTAAGGCTTTGCCTTATTTGGTTTACAAACCTACGGACGTAATGGGAAACCCGGCGCCGCCGCCGCAGCGTCAAGTGCCCGAGCCTCCCCCTGAGGGGGCAATGGCTGCGGCGAGCGCGGCGCACGATAATTTGCAGCGCGTGTTAGGCATGTTTGATCCGGCGCAGCAGCGCTCGGGGAACATCAGCGGAAAAGCGCTTCAGGGTGAGCAACAGCAGTCGGATATGTCCAATTTTCATTTTTACGACAATCTGACGCGCTCAATTAAGCATACGGGGCGCATCATTCTCGGCTGGATTCCGGTGTATTACGGCGAGAAGCGGGTCATGCGGATTATCGGAGATGACGGCAAGCCCGACACCATTACGATTAACGACCGAAATGCCGTGGGAAAAGTAGAAAACGACCTAACCGTGGGCGAGTATGACGTGGTAATGGATACTGGGCCAGGCTACAACTCGAAGCGGGCTGAGGGTGCCGAAATGATTGGCAATATGATAAAAGCGGACCCGCATTTGATGGCTACGGCAGGGGATCTGCTGTTTCGCAATATGGATTTTCCTGGTGCCGATGTAATTGCCGACCGGCTTGCGGCTGCTAACCCGCTGGCGCAGATTGACGATAAATCCGACATTCCGCCTCAAGCGCAAATGATGATTAAACAGTTGCAGGCGCAATTGCAGCAGGCCGGCCAGCAAATGCAGCAAATGCAAATGGTTGATAAATTCCGTGTAAACGTCGAGGCAACGAAGCAGGCCGCCGAAACTCATCGGGATGAATTGAAGCAGGATCGAGAGGACCGCCGCTTGATGCAGCGTGACGCGACAAAGATTCTTGACACGCACGCCAAAGCCCAGGCCCAGCTCGGGGCAAAAGAAATTGACGGTGTGATTGCAATTTTGACTCAGCTAAAAGGCCAGCAGCATGAAAAAGAACTGGCGCAACTCGAGCGCATTGCGAATCAGGAAGAGCGGGAAGAGGAAAACGAAAATTTGAGGATGCAACAATGAGCAACGTTGTAACAAGCGAAAATCTACAGGAATTTAATGCCAATTTCTTGCGTCTTGACCAATCCGAGGTTTTGGAAGGAAAAAAAGAGGAACCAAAGCTTGACGCCAAGGATGAGGAATCCGCATCAGAAGAATCGACAGAAGAATCCACACTTGAAGAAAAAGAACAACAACGAAAAAATGGATTAAAGGGTCGGTTTAAGCAGCTTACCGACGAGCGCAACAAGGCGAGGCAGGAGGCCCAAGAACGCGCCGAAGAATCCGCAAGGCTAAAGGCGGAATTAGAACAGCTGAAAAAGCCGCCCAAAGACCCCTCCGCCAAGCCCAACGCCAACGATTTTAAGGACGCCTTTGAATATGCCGAGGCCCTTTCCGAGTGGAAGGTGGGCCAAGTCATAGCTGAGCGGGAAAAGGCGGAGCGCGAAGCGAAACTTGCCGAATATCGTGAATCTATTAGCCGCTCTTGGCAGGCGAAGGTAAAACAGGCTGAAGCCGAAATTCCCGATTACGAAGAGGTTATTGCGCAAGCCGATTACAAGCTGGTTAACGATTTGCGAGATGCGATTCTCGAGTCGGACATTGGGCCAAGGGTGCAATATTATTTTGCGCAGAATCCGGAAGAGGTAGAGCGGTTTAACAAGATGAACCCTGCGGCCCTAAACCGAGCTTTTGGCAAGCTAGAAGCAAAAATAGAAGCCGATGCCAAGCCGAAGGTAGAAGAAAAGGCAAAGCCCAAAGCGCCGGAGCCAATTACCCCGCTAAAGGGGTTGGGCGAGGTGCCCACCGATGAACCAAGCGATTACAAAGCTTACAAAGCGCAGCGCCAAGCGCAAATGGAAAGTCGTCGCCGTAGGTGACAATTTTGGTCACTTGACAATTATTGTCACTGTGGTATTTTAGCGTCATTCGCCTGACAGGGGCGTCGTACCTGGCAAATCCGTGTTGTCCCCATGAGATGTTGGGATCAGATGTTTTGATTCTTTAATTAACCTCATGTGGGGTTGACCTTTGGCTAGTGATACCAGTAAATCCTTGGCTGTTCGATTTTATGCCAAGCGAAACGCTCCAAATGCCACGGGGTGCATGGAATGGGCCGGTTACAAGATGAAGAATGGTTACGGTTTAATCCGAGCCACCACTTCATCTAAAGACCCCCAAAGCCTTGCGCACCGAGTCGCTTGGATTGTCGAGCATGGCGAAATACCTGCGGATAAGATTGTTTTGCATAAATGCGACAATCCCGCTTGCGTCAACATCGAACATCTTAGGCTTGGTTCTCATAAGGACAACACTGCCGATATGGTTTCAAAGCGCCGACATGGGTGGCGCAATGGAACTGCTTGGCAAAAGTTGACCGTCGAGAACTACGGCGAAATTAAGGACTTGTACGCGAAAAACCATACGCAACAGCGTATCGCAGACAAATTCAAAGTTTCGCGGTCTTTGGTATCAATGATTGTCAATGGGAAGCTCCGCCTCTCTGGAATGGAAAGGTAGGGACCCAAAATTGCAAATAATCTGCTGACTATTTCCAAGATCACAAACGAAGCTTTGATGGTCTTGGAGAACGAGCTAACGTTCACTTCGGAAGTGAACCGAGAATACGACGACCAATTCGCGGTTGTCGGTGCCAAAATCGGAAATACGGTCAACGTTCGCCGTCCTGGCCGATTTATCGGGACTACTGGCCCGAACCTTAACGTTGAGGATTTCAACGAAACTTCGATCCCCGTTGTATTGACCACGCAATTCCACGTCGACACGCAATTTACGACGCAAGACTTGGCGTTGTCTATTGACATGTTTAGCGATCGGGTATTGAAGCCCGCGATTGCTGCCATTGCCAATAAGGTAGACCGTGACGGCTTGACTATGGCTAAAAACAATACCGCGAACATTGTGGGTATTGCTGGTACGCCGCCTACGGGTCTTATCACGTACCTGACGGCTGCGGCCTATCTTGACTCGGAGGGCGCTC